GGCTCTAACGCAAGATTTCTTGCGCCTTTACCTGCTACGCTATCTGGTTCAGAAACTGCCTCTTTTTGAGTTTCTTCAGAAATATTTTCTTTAAGAAATGGAGAAGTTGCTCCAGCTCTTTTACCCATAGATGCGTAATCTTCCACGCCGCTAGATGTTGGACGATCTTCATCATCCTTGCCAAATCGAGTGCGAACTGGTTCACCTGAACTCGAACGAACTGGATTACCTGAACTATCAGTCAGCATTCCGCCAGCGTATTTTTTAACTTTGCGCTTCATCACTTATCCTTTTTGGGAAATAAGTTGATCAATTTTTGCTTCAAGCCTGTTAAAGCGTTGATCAATGTGGTCAGCAATCCGTTCAACTTCTGCATTAGTGACGTTATCACGGGCAATCTCCTCACGGGTCTTGTTCAACAAAATCGTAATACGCGCTAGTTCATTGAACTTTTCATGCGCCACATAAGCAAAAAGGCCAGTGAATAGACTCAATACAGTCATCCATAGCCCACTCATATCTAGCATTTCCATTTCCTCAAGGATTTATTAATGCGGCTATCTGGATCGCTTGCCGTCTTTGAGGACGTCAACTTCTTCTTCATCCCTTCCATCCTCGCGCAGAAAGACTTCTTCCGTGAACCACCTTCTGGTTGAGGGGCTTTCAAACCTGGCTTCCCCGGATTGGCTGCGTTGTAGGACGCCCGTCCTTTGGCGTTTAATCCGCCCGACGGGTTTTTCCCCTCTGCCCTTTGCCATGCCGGAGTCTTAGCCATAAAAAATACAAATACTTGCTAGGTTAGTCATAGTTGCGTATACATTTGCAGTACACAAAATACCTTCGCCCGGAACTACTACGTTAAACGAATTGGGATTTGAGTTGCTAGGAACATCTATTTCCATGACGGTAGTAGATCCATCCTTCAAAGCCAACGTGCCAACTACGCTTGCGTTTCCACACATCACAGCACCTTTAATTCGGGCGCGACCTTCAAAAACGACGCCCGAACTATTTAAATGCTTAGATTTAACGTCTGTTTGCATCATGGTGATGCCTCCTTATTAGACGTTTTGTTGACCGAACAAATAATCAGTAACGTAGTAAGTAACGAAACCGCCAACAGAACCAACTGCCGAACTTGAGCTTTCGGTAGTCAATACAGTATTAACAGATGCGTTAGCTACAGTACCGATACCAGCGCCGTTACCCAGACCGCCAGGAACAATCACACGAGCTGTCGTAGCAGCCGTTGAGTTCGCATAGAAAGCAGCATTAGATACACCACCAGTAATAGTAGTGAAACCGATGTTCATCGAGCCGGATGTAATAGGGCTAGTAATAGTGATTGATGTCACTACTGCGTTAGCTGGAAGAATAACTTGAGTTGTTGAGTTAGCTGTTACTACAGCATTGCCGGAAACTGCTACGTTAGCTACATAAAAGCCAGCAGCCATAAGGCCAGAGCCGCAATAAGCTTGACGGGTTGTGTCGCCGCCGCCAGAGCGCCAAATACTTTGGGTGGTTGATACAGGCATTTGAATTGTCCTCACATGCGAGTTAGGTAATGGCAATCTGCATGTAGTCAGCCGGGACTGTTTGCCATACCGGGATACCCGGAATTTCTTTCGTTATAGCATAAATCTATGGAAAAAGGGGACTTTCATCCCCTTTTTCTATCACATCATCAGCTTGCGCCTGGCGAACCAAACATACCAAGCGGATCCGACCAGCCAAACGAATAACGCTCACGAGACTTGTAACGGACGTTACCTGTATCGAAGTCGCCGTCCATTGAGTTCTGGAGCGGTGTACGAACAAAGTGCTTCATGCCGTTAGGAACATCGGTAGTCAAATACCAGCCGTTTGTGTCGGTCAAGAAGTGGTTGATCGAATAGCCTTCAGGGATCGAACCATTGTTCTTAATTGCGTTGATGTCGTTATCGTTAGTGCCGACACGGAGTTCGGTTTCTAACAGACGAGTAGCAACGAATTGCAGAGCTGATGGAACAATCAACTTACGTGGTTTAGCAGCGATCAACAGATCACGTTCATCAGTCCAAGCAGCGATCTGAATAACTGCGTTTTCCAACGAAGTTTCATTCAGGTCAGCAGCCGTTGATGGCGTGTTGCTGTTGGTATTGCCAGAGACCAAAGGATGTGCTGTCGAGAACAGAGCAACGCCGTCGCCACCTTGGTAGCTGTTGGAGAAGCCGTTGTTGATAACAGCAGCAGCTTTAACCTGCTTTGTGTAAGCCATAGCACGAGCCAGACCTTTGGTGTAACGAGCAGACAAGCTGTCGTACAAGTTATCTTCGATGGCCTCTTCGGTCAGCGAGAAACCCAAAGCAATGGTTTCGTGGTTATAGCGAGCAGTCCAAGCTTCTTGACCGTTGTCATAACGAATGGCTGATCCTTCGTTCTTGACAGGTGCGGCTGAGAAACCAGACAGTTTTGTTTCTTCTTCGAACGAACGCTCGGAGGTCTCTGTTTCGTAGATCTCTTTGTGTTCTTCGCCGTAACGAGCATACTCCAAACCGAACAAAGCGTTCAGGCCAGGCAGCAGCTCTTTCAGTAGTTGTGCGCGTGAAATAGCCATGTCTTACTCCTTAAACGCCAGTCGGGTTCAGATACTGATGCCCGCCGGTAACTGTAGCGGTATTAGCGCCAGAAAGGTTCACAGAAATCGTGACGTAGGGAGCGTTCCACTTACAGATAAATTCGCAATAGCCGTTAGCGCCATTGGATGTATCAGGAACAATATCTACAACACGAATAGGCAACGATGCAGTAGCTGCATTGGACGAGCCAAGGATAGCTACATACGAGTCACCCGTATTGTTTGAACCACCATTTTGTACCAAAGATACGTTCTCGCCGACGATATTTGGGCCGTAGAAAGCTACGGTTGTAGTACCGGAAACGGAAGCAACTTTGAACAAAACATCAGGATCATCAACTATATATGCCTGTGCATCAGATGCAACAGTGCCAGCAGGCCAGTTCTGATAGAACAGTTTCTGCTTAGTAGTTGGGTTGGTATAAGTGCAACCTACAAAAACGCCGACAGGGTTTGCAGTAGTAGTACCGGTTTCTTTAGTAACGGTACCATTGCTTGCTAGTTTGACTGCGTCGCCATAGAACATGTCAGTGCCGTAGCCGCTGGCAATGCGCATTAGACGAGTCGAACCGGCATACACCTGTCCACCGATCAAATTGACCGGCAGCAAGCCATAAGGCTTGGATACAGTTGGATAAGCCATTGTTTACTCCAATAAAATTAACTAGCCACCACTCTTGGAAATCGAAGATTTCGACTCTTTGAACAGAGGCATACGAGGGTCGTTTTGCCGCATTAAATTGTTATCCACAGCCTTGATCTGATCTTCAGATTGCTTGAGGTAGTAAGCATTACGCTGTTCTACAAACTCTAACGGGGTCTTGCAAAGTAACAATCCGCCGACTTCTACGCAGTCTTTATATCGACTGCCTTCATCGACTAGCAGTTTAAATTGTGGTTGCTCTTCAATCTTTACTGGCTCCCAACCTTCTCTGAGTTTGGCAGAGTAGTTACGTGGGTCAGCATTTCCTTGAAGCCCAACACGAATCCATCTATACGCATATCCAGGGAGCTTATCTGGTTCTGGCAGAAGCTCTGCGGGTTTCCACTGCTTAGGGCGTTCCGCTTGGACGCGTGTATCTACATTGCGGGGTGTTCTATTCTCAGCCATTTGAAGCCTCCAATTTCATCATTTCCTTGACGTACTGCTCCGGTGTTAATCCCAATTTCTTGGCAATCAGGACTTGCGACTGTTTCAGCCTCACCTTTTTGGAGGGTGTGCTGCGATCAGCGGAGGCTACGACAGGAGCGGCTTTGGATCTCTGCGCTTTTTGTGGCGCTTCTTCCTCTTCCTTTTCCCCAAAATGCTCTGGGAATCGACGACGCATTGTGTCATCGACCTTCTTCCAATACTCATCTGTGGACGGATATGACGTCCCATACTGAGCGACTAGCTTCTGATGTAAACCCAAAGCAAGGCTAGTCATCTCTTCATCCTTACCGAACCATTCATTGCGCTCTTGCCACGCAATCGCACGTTGGTCAGGGCGAGGAGCTGGATTTGTTGCGGGTTGTACATTAACTTCTTCAGGTTGTCTAGACGGAACAAACTCTTTTGCTTTCTGAAGTTTGAACTGAGCGTTTGCCATCTTCTCCTGAGCTTCCAGTATTAGATCAGCGTCACCCATGTCGTAAGCGTTTTTGTACTCACGCTTAGCGTTGTCCAACTCCATCTCCGCCGCAGACTTATAGGTGTCGATAAAGTGCTGCTCGCCAGTAGACAAGCGGCTTTTTAACGCCCTATTCTCTTCCTGTATCTGTTTGGCATACGCAATAGCTTCTTGCTGTTCGCGTAGTGCCTGTTCTTTCTCGCGGCGCTCGTCATGCCAGACTTTCTTCATCTGCTTCAGACGCGCTTTCACCCCTTCGCTGTATTCCTCAAGCTCATCTTCTTCAAGCTCTTGAACCATCTCTTTGGGTAAAGGCTGCCGGTCACGATCCTCTTTTGGAGTATCGTCCTCAATCTCTATCTCAAAGTCATCCGCCGCAGCAGAGACCTCTTCCTTTTCGTCGGGGAACTTGAATTCCTCCGCGTCCATTTTGTTTGTAGCCATTTGTTTCTCCTTTGTTAGACCCTGGATATTCCGCGTGGATCATCCACAACCGCTTCAACCACATCGTCGTTAATGAGTCGGAACTCACGACCATGTATCTTCAAGCGCGTACCAGTGTTAGGACGGGCGAGAATAAAATCCCCTTCCTTACACCATGGGCCATTGGGGAACCGTTTTGCGTCTTTGTAGCAATCTGGCCCCATTTTGATTACGAAAAATACGGTAGCTAAAACCTGTTCGGTATACATGGTCGAGTCTGCTTTTAACAGACCGCTATCAAATTTTTCCTCTTTGTCCGGCAATCCGACCAGGATGTGATACCCAGTTGGAACCGGTAATTGCTTCGCCTTCTCCTCTGCTGTTTGTGGCAGAGTTGATACCTCGCCGTCTTCGGTGGCGATTGCGATTTCACTCATCAGATAACTCCATAGTTTTTGCAAGGTCGAGGATGAATCCCTCTGCAATCGAGAGACCTCGAATCTCGCCACAGAGTTTTTGGTATTCAGAAAAGTCTTTAGCAGCGTTGTTTGAGACGGCTTCGACTATCTGCTGACGCTTTTCTCTCAATTGTTGAATGAGAATTTCAAACGCCTTATCCATAATTAATCACCTTTTTTGGTAGGTTTTAGCTTAGGAGGATTCAATGCTTGGTGAACATTGAGGTTATGTTGCTGTCCTTTTAGCCCCATTTCAGCTCGATCTTTGGCTATTGCGGAACCAATTTCCAAGCCTTTTATCTGCATCTCTCCATCCAATTTGGCTTTCTCTGCCGCTGCTCTTGCACCAGCTTGTACGCCAGCGATTTCTTTCTGAGCATCGATACGCGCTTTCTCAAGTTCGATTTGGTCTGCTTTTGCCGCAGCGTCCATCGCAATCTTCTGCGCTTTAAGATCCACTTCCTTGGCTTTGAGTTGCAGTTCTTGCTGCTGCATTTGCACCAACGGGTCTTGAGCCGTTTGTTGCGCCTGTTGTTGCGCAGTTTCCGCCTGATCTTTGCTCAACAGTTTTTGTGCCGCGAGCGCCATCATTCGGGAAATTTCTACTTCCAACTCGTGTGGCAATTCCTTGTCCATATCTGGCAAAGGTACGCCCAGTTGTTTCTCTATTTCTTTGCGATACTGGAATGCCACATGTTCGTTGATGTGTGCCATAGCAGCCGCTTGGATCATCTGAGCTTTCGGGTTTTGACCAACAATCTGCATGATCTTTGGATCTTGCATAGCTGCCCGATGAACAGCAATATGCGACTCATGATCCTGATAAATGAATGCTTTAACAGGCTTGCCATTAATGATTGCCATGTTCTCTTGAACAGGATCTTTTGGTTTCTGGTCTTCAGCATTCGGCACCAACTTGCCGATGTTCTTAATACCCAAGACCTCCAACATCTGGCGGTTTAATTCCACCAAGTCATAGATCTGTGGATTAGCCTGCGCCATCTGCATGACCGCCTGATACTGGACTACCTTTTGCGCCATGGTTGCGGCGTTAGGATCAGAGACTGGAATTACATCTACCTGATCGTAGTCAGATTTCTTAGCGCGAGGCGATCCTTCTACCGGTTCGTAGTCATATTTCTCTGGCGTGTAATCACGAATGATGTCTTTGAGCAGCTTTAACTCTAACTTCATCGCATAGTGAATACGCGCCTGAACTGCTGACATAACTTTCAGAGTTCGCTCAAGAATAGCCAGTGTTGTACCAACGGGTGAGTTGGCTGACATATCAGAAATTTGTAGATCGGCTGCCGATGCAAACCGGCGACCTTCATCCACAATTTGATTCATCAACGCTAGGAGGACTTGGCTTGGTTCTTTGTATGGGAGTGGGAGGATGTTGTCTCTGATTGTCCCCGACGCGACGTCCACATCGCGGAACTCGCCGGGAGAAATTGGAGTGTCATCTCCCTTGACCCGCATTCCCTTAGTCTTGAGACCGCCAGGCAAGTTCGATAAAGTGCCAGCATCAACAAGCTGACGAATGATAGAAGTACCAGACTTAGCGAAAGCACCGATAAGATGTATAAGGCCAAAGGCATAGAAACCAAAGCCGGGTATATATGGGTAGTGAACAAAGTGATTCCT